GGTCTAATTTGCTTTTTCCGCCTGCTTTTTCTTTCAATTTTCCCAGCACTTGGGCGTGGCCGTTTAAGGAACAGGCTATGACCGCCAAAAGAATAATTTTCTTCATGTTTTAATTTGGTTAGGTTTTTAAATGATTGATTTTTCGGCTGCCAAGATATAGAAAAATCTCACATTTACAACATAACCACAGAAAAAAACTACATTTAGGTCTTACAATTTAACTGTTGGTTTGTACGTTTCGTATGCAAACTTCGTAACAGATTATTTTCTGTTAAAGATAAAGATTCTTGCGAAACGTGAACGCGAAATTACACAAAATTCGCAAATCCGCCAGACCTCTGTTTTGTCTTGGTTCTGGAATGATTTTCGCGCTGAGTTCCGCGATGTGGACAAATTGGTTCGCCGTGCCATCGTAGCTGTTCTAAGTGCTTTCTCAGGCTTCTTCGGTTTTCAAACTCATTCTCGTATCGTAGATTGATTTGTAAACTTTAGTGTTATTAAGTTCCATATCAGGATGTTTTTCCATCGGTGTTTTATTAAAATTAATACCTGTCCCTTGTGTATTTTCTTTTTTTTTCTTTCTGTTCTATTGCCTTATAAGATGATTTAAAGTTACGGCAGACTCGGGCGAAGATGGTCTCGGCGCATCTGGATCTGCGATTTGGCCGTCCTTTCCGATAATAACAAACCTAGGGATGCCTGCAATCTTAAAGTGCTTTATCCATTGCGAGTTCCAGCCGTCATCGGCGAGGAGCTGCATTCCGCCCAGACCGTTGGCTGTCGCAAATTCGCGCCATTTCGCGCGGTCCTTTGGCGCGTCAACTGAAATGCTTACAAATTGCACGGGCTTTCCTGCGAACTCTTCTTCCAGTTTTTTAAGATGAGGTATTTCGCTTTTGCAAGGGCCGCACCAGGTTGCCCATATGTCAACATATACGACCGACCCCCTTAAAGCCGACAGTTTAGAGGTGCCGCCATTTAGATTTTCAAAATTGAAGTCAGGAGCAGGAGTATTTTTTAGTGAGGCAACGCTGCTTTCTTTAGCCTTGTACAGTGCAAGCTGGTGGATAATTTCTTGATTTTCCCTTTCATATTCTGCCAGCATCAGCGCGGGAAAATAGCGGTCGTATTCTTCCGATGACAGTAGCGTTTTCGCCTTTTCCAGACGCTTTTTCAGGATGTCGTGTAACTCGGCGTCATTCGGGACTGCGTTTCTGAAGTGCTCCTTTAGCTTCTGGTCTTCCTTTTTCTTGATAAGCAAAAACTTGTTTTCTTTGGATCCCCTGCCAGAGAAAGCCAGCGTCTCGGCAAGCCGTTTTCCGTCCGCCGTGATCTTTAGGTCAGAGCCTTCGTCGAGATAGAGCGTTGAAAATTCAGCGCCGTCGAAGAGCTGGTAAAAGCCACGGGGAGCGTCGAAGCTCCCTTCAAAGTTTCCCCCTGGAGCCTTGAGTGTAATTTTGAAGTCTTCGTTGTGGAGCACAAGGGAGTCCGAATTGGGATTGTTTACAGAGGCGCTCAGCCGTATTCCTTTCTGGCAGGAGGCAGCGGCAACTGCAATGAGTACGAGGATTGTGATTTTTCCCATAAGCGTGATTTTTTTCATAAGATGGTATTTGTGCGCCTGAAGCAACTATGGTTTCTGGCTTGCGATTTACAGCATGCAAAACTAACGGAGAATGGTTAACAGTTGAATTTTAAATTGCTGAACCGTGGGATGAGCAGGATGAACCGTGGGATGAGCAGGATGGACTGTCAATCGCAATTTATGGCGCTGTGGCGTAAGGCGGTCCTATGACTGGCGGCCTGCTGCCATTTAGGAGCTGTTCAAAGAACTGGTGCAGAAAGCTTTAGTAACTTTTCGTGATAGCGGATGAAAGCCGTGAACTGGTTAAAAGCGCTCATGATACTCCCGTCGCTGTATCTAGCAAACGCTGGAGCCATTGCAGCAATGGAGCAGGGCGGATGCTGCAATACATTGCGCTAATTGATGCCTCCTTAATGGATCGGCAAGGATGAAGTTGAGGCCGATTTTGTTTTTCATTTTGTGAGGATTAGTTTTAGTGCCATATGACGATTACTAACTCTGATTTTTTTGATCATATTCCGAAATCTCATCTTCACTGAAGTATCCATATTTTATGTTTAGATTTCTAAATTTCAAAAAAAGTTCGAAAGTACTTGTTCCTTCTTGAATCCATTCCAATAAGGTTTGTAAAGCGACCTCAAGATGGGTTGAAATATATGATTGTCTGCTGTCGGCACCTCTTATTCCAGCCTTATTTTTCTTTTTTCCACCAGTTAAAAATATTATTTTTTCTTCTCTTACAAATTTGCGTAACTCAGCATATTTATCATCACTTGGCAAATGTGTACGAAGTATACCTTCGATAGCATAATAAACTTTATAAGCTTTATCAGGGTTTTGAATATCGTCAATTGAGTCAATGAAAATCGGCTCGTAATCGAATTCTTTCTCGAAGCCAAGCAATAATCCTTTGTTATTGTCTGCTTCTTCGGCTAATTTCTTTATTTCATCAAAATCAAATTCAACTTTTTTTGTTTTCTTGTTTTCCATATTATTGTGTTATTTTTTCGAGTATTAGGTTAACTTCTTCTTTAGGGTTGCTACCCGAATACCCTATTTTTAAATATTTGGTGGCAACATCAGATTTGATAAGATATTTATTAAATTTTATGTAAAGCGCATTCTGCTTAGATTTAGGCTGATCATAGATATAAAATCCATATATGATTGAAGGATGAATCCCGTGCTCTTCGGCGTACTGTTGAACCAAAAAATGATTATTAATGTGGGGCTTAATAAAATTCATCTTCTCTTCTGAAAAAAGCATCGTACGGGCAAACATGTTAGCTCTATCCTCATTTAAGAGCATCAAGTCTGGCGCACCTGTCAAGTGAATTGAAAGTGCTTTAATTTCTTCTAAATCATAATAGATGTGACATAGTTCATGATAAAGCGTAAACCAAAGAAGATCATAACGACCATGCAAATCTGTTAAAATTATGCAAGGCTTGTTGTTCACTATAAATGTTGCTCCCTTTACTGATGTCTTTGAAACGTATTTTTGAATGATCACATTTACACCCACCACGTACAGAGCTTTAATAACCGTAAGCAAGCCATTAGTTTCCAGTCTTGTGTAAGGCCTGATTTTGGAAAGTAATTTCTTGAAATCTTCGGCGTTAAAGTGATTCGGATTTTTCATATTTTCTAGATGGCTGTAAGCAGATTTAATCCAAAAAATATTCATCAGGTCACTGGAGGATAGGTTAGATTTACTATACAATGGATATGCAACCTTGGTAATATAATCAAAAACAGAATCTATATTGAAATAATTCAGGATTCTATTCTCGATTGCTTGAAAATCAGATTTATTAGAAATAAAGCCAATTTTCTTCAACGCTTCCAAATCAAAATTCTTGGTAATGAAATTAGCCTTCTTTGATTGTTCAATGTCTGCAACAACATCAATCTGCAGAGTTTGCATATAAACGTTGACAGTATTACTGACATCCATCTCTAAGAAGTTGCTAATTTTTATAAAAGAAACTATGTCTATCTTTTTATTTTCACCATTAATAATTCTGTTAAGAGTGTCAATGTTGATACCTAAAATAGTGGAAAGTTGTTTATCAGATTTGATAGATCTTTCTTCCTTTTTTTCCTCTATCAAATCCTTAAGATTTCGCTTTGACGTTATCCCAAGTGAATTATAAATAAAATCAAGATTTGCATCGTTATTCATATACGCGTTTTTGAGATACAAATATACATTAGTTTAAGGTTATATTTGTAAAAAATCTCATTTTTGAGATTTTTTTAGCTCTACCTTAATGTCCGTGGAATGGAGTAGGTATTTTACAAGAATAAAAAACCTGATTTTATTACAAACGATAACAAGTCTAGTCTAGCTGAGCAAAAAATATTAATTAAGCAAACTATACATCTGCATGATTTGTATCGCCTCGTTCCCATCGCTGAAATTATATTCGGCGAGTAATTCAATATTTTTAGGTTCGTGAATTTTATCACGTTTTTCGTTGACTTTCACAATAGTTGAGTCGTATTCAGGTCCAAATTGATCAGCCGTTATATCAATTATATAATTGCTATATTCAAGCCAAGTATGATGTATCCAACGACCATCATGGCGCCATTCTGAGCGACATAATTTGACATTTTTGAATCCTTTTTCCTCGAGAAATCTACCAACAATCACTGACGAATGCTCGCAACTACCGGCAGGGAAATACTCGAATAACGCTATGTCAGATTTATTTTCTTCTATAACATTTCTTATCTGAATACAGTATTTTTTAATTATTTCTATCTCCATTAAAACTCACAATTCATTTCTCCCAACAAAACTCCATAAGCATTATCCGCATCTGGATCTTTTGAAGAGTTTACTTTTACAACTTTTACCATTTTAGGTGTCGCTTTATGATCGTTCAGAACTTCACACAAGTATCCAGCGTAACCATCTCTTCGGGTTCCATCATCTTCGACGGTTACGTAAAGCACATTTGCATCGGTAATCATTGCTTCTTTGACTTTAGGTTCCCTGCTAATTTCCTCTAGCGCCAGTTTATTATTTGGATTGTCTTGAGGTTTTGGAGTTTCTGAGCAGCCGGTTAATGTAACAATTGATATTGTCAAGAAAACTATTCTTTTGATCATATTTTGAAAAATTAAAGAGAAAATTAAGGCATGGACCTAGATATGGTTATCGCGAAGTTCGGAACCGATTATTTTCTGTTAAGATAAAATTTATTCGAGGAACCATAAATTGATACCATCAAAAAACGCCTAGATTGAGGTTATGGGCAAATAGCTACTGGTTCTACTAGATGTCTTCTAAAATCTTTTCAAGTTGCATCTTAAACTTATATCTTAAATCATCGATATTATTATATGCGGTGGCATAGTGACCTAATGATCTCAATTTTCCTTCAAACTTCTCTTTACTAGCTATATCTTTTTTGTTGACTTTGGAGATATTAATGTCGCCGCCTTTAAAATAAGTATATATCAAAGGCTTCCCCGTTTGTTTAAAACTTCCAAATGCCGTTTCAAATTCTTCTTCAGTATACTTTCCAACTTTCGAAAAAAATAAACTAACAAATATATCAGAATTTAGGATTGCGTTGTTGTATTCACTCTGCAAGCGGGATTTGGAAACAGCATCAATGAAATCTTCCCACACCTCAAGATTTAGAAAGATTCCTTTAGTCTTAAGACGCTTATTCTCTCGATTAATAAAAATTTCAAATTGTTCTCTGTCTTCTTTCAATTCTGAAGACGACGCTAGAAATACAGTTATAGTTCTAGATGTAATTTCTGCATTTGTTTTTAGGTCTGAAGGATTCAAACCTACACTGTGTAAAAGATCATCAATGACTAAACTTTTACGACCTTCGTTGCAATAGACTATTTCTCCATTAGATTGTGACCAACGTATTAAATCATTATAAAGATATGAAGTTGGCCTTGAACTTGTTGAACAAGAAGGACAATTACACGGTACATATATTTCAGGAACTACGCCTTTATACTCGGAAATGATGTTGTCCAGCGCTTCCATAATAAGTATCATCAATCCTCTAGAGTCTTTGCCCTTAGACTTAATTTCAATTTTTCGATTGTAAAACAGTTCTTCAACTTGAGATTGTGCATTACTCTTATAAGAAAAATTCACTGCGTTATTCCACACTTCGTTATCTGAAGAAATTAATTTGCTCAACTCTGCGCTCAAATGATTTACGATTCCCTTGGGCATAAATTCAAATCTATATTCCAACCGCAAATATGGAATACTCTCGTTCCATCTAGATTCAATTGGAATAGACAAAAGCCTCACGGGCATTATATAATCATCTTTTAAGTGTTTTTTAGGAAAGGCAATCTTGAATACCCCAAGCATTTTCTTTAATAAGTCGTGCATATCATCATAATCCGTATCAACCCAGAGTCGTTTAAAGTCAGCCGCCGTAATATTTCCTCGCTGACTCTGTATTTGATTATCATCAATGATTTTGTAAACAGCATTCATTGCCCATTGCGGTTGTAGAATGACCCAATTTTTTAATTCATCGATTGTAGAATACCATAGAACTACTCCAATATCGTGTAAAAATTGACAGCAATCGCTAAAATCATTAGGGGTCACAAAGCTTTTTTCATTCGAGCTCTTGCAAATCACTTTAAACCTTTCAAAATGTATGAATGGAGCTTTTTTTGCTTCCTTTAATAATATGTTTCGAATCGAAACCCATGATTGAGGAACTCCTTTCCCATAGTGGGGAAGATTTTCAATTTGATTTATTATTGTAGCCTTTATATTATCCAATCCCTCATTTTCATTAATTAGATTTAATTCGAAATATGGTAATAGCTGGGTTTTTACAATATTGAAGTTCGTGTTGCTTAAATAATATCCCAAATCGCTCCACGATACCTTGCTACCCCGATCACAGGTTTGCCCAAGAATGATAGGGCTTTTTCCACCAAACTGGTAAATCGTTGGAATCCAATAATCGAAGTTGTGTGTCGTTTGGCGCGTTGAAGCCAACAATACAAAAACTGAATTTTCTGTTAAAAAAAAACGGTGAACCGGATAATAAACATCTTGCCCACCAAAATCCCATATGTGAGCCACCTTTTTTTGTAATGATGAAAATTGCCAATCCTTTATTTCTATACCGCGAGTTCTATTATCTTTACGAGGCAACGACGAGGATGGATTTAATAAGCGCTTTTGTAATGAAGTTTTGCCTGCAGATCCTTCACCTACTAAAGTTACCTTTGCCTCATAGATATAATCAACGCCTTCTTCAGTAATTTTTTCAAAATACCTTTTAATTGCAGCTTTGCCTTGTTTAACAATTTCAATTGGCGGTGTGCTGATCGGGTTATTGAAAAGAAATATTCCCGATACACCATTAGTGTATTGACTCCACTGAATTTTGCCATACAAACCGGTTATCCATTCAGGTAATTCTTCTAGTGGGTTTTCCTGCAGTGCAATACTTTTTACTTTTCTCAAATTTTCTAAACCTGACAGATTTTTGATTTGATTGGACTGAAGCATCAAGTCGTTAAGTTGCGCCAGTTCTTTTAGTGGCTGCAGATCATGAATCTTATTATTTTGCAAATGTAAGATTTGTAGGCTTATTTGGTCTTTAAGAAAACTAATATCCTCCAAATTATTTCCTCCTAGACTCAGAGCTGACAACTTAAGTTTTTTAATGTTTTCGAGATCTGAAATTTGATTATCTATAAGCCACAGCACCCTTAAATTTTGAAGTTGAGACAGTGGCCTAATTTTTCTAATTTGGTTTCGACCTAAGTTCAAGGTTCTCAAGAGTGTTAATTCTTTCAGAGGACTAACATCTTTAACTTTATTTGACAATATTGAAAGTCTAGTCAAGCCTTTAAAAGTAGATAGCAAAGAAATATCGGTTAGGTCATTGTTGTTGAGGTTCAAATACGTTAAAGATTTTAATTTGTGTAGGTATACTATAACGTCATCTAAGTTACTCATTTTAAAGCCCGCCAATGATAGAGACTTGACTTCATTATCTTCGTTAAGTGAGTATCCTTGGCCTATGCTAATTAAGTTATTTTTATTTTGCTTTAACTTTATGTTAAAGTGAAGTTCGAGCTCTGTAATTATCGTTATATCATCCATATTTCAAAATCAATTCTTATCAAAATTCTTTTTAAATCTTACAAACCTCTTTGATTCATTTCTATATCAATAAGGTGGTGTCAACTTTTCTTCCATTTCAACACTCGCCAAATATATTTTATCTTGTGTTGGCCAAGCAACCAAATATCTCCATTCTTTTCCGTCTGGAGAGCATGCGATTAAATATTCGTTCGGCGTGACTTCTTTAACGTGATATTCTCCACAGCCTTTGACATTGTTTTTTAAGATTAGCTTGCCAAGTTTGGTATACTCATCGCCAGTAGGGCTTCTCCAAGGCATAGCGTATGTGTTTTCATCATTAGTGATGTTAGTGCCACTACCACCAACTTTGCCCAGTATCCAAAAGAAGCCTAATACTACAACGACCCCAATTAATAATTTCTTCATAACCTAAAAGAATTTTTTCAAGCTACCCTTCACACGGTAAACTTCTTTGATGATTGATTTTGGTATATCTTGTTCTGAGAACTCGGGACTTTTGCTGTAAGGAATTAACTTAAAGCAGTCATCTTTCTCTGACTTACCGATAATCTTAATTGTCCTAAATTCATCGCTTACGACTGCATATATCTCTCCGAAAAGCAAAAATTCATTCCAATTGCTTAGTCGTTTTAAAGCAACGATATCTCCATGGCTTATAAATGGTGACATACTTTTTCCAGTAATATTAATCCAACAATCTACATCGTTGAATCCAGGGAAGTCAATATAAAATGTTGGCTTTACAGATTGATTATTCATCACCACATCAAAACCTCCTATAAAATCTACATCATAGTAAGGGGCGCCTTTTGATTGGCTTAGAGTTGGTTCAGATAACATTAAAATTTCTGACTCGTTGACGGTGGAATATGGTTCTGTTCTTTTTTGTTCGGATTTATCGAACTTAAAAGTTCGAATAATTTCTCGTTTTTCTAATTCCGACAGACTTCGTCTTGAAATAGCCATCCTCACAGCATCATACTCTTTTGATAGTAGAGCAGCTATATCCCTAATCTTTAAGATCTTATTTTTTTTAGCATTTTCTAAAGCTTCGTAAAAATCCATTTTTTGAAAAATTATTTTTATTTGTTCTAAATAGTTTATTAAATAGAAAAAATGTTCGTTAATGTTCTTTTTAATAGAACAAATGTTCTATATTTGTCCTGTATAAAAGAAACAACGAAACAAATATAGCTAAATGCACATATATCGATTACGGAAAAACCGTAAAAAAGCATAAAAAGAAACTAATCATTCAAAACCTAATTCTCCAGCAATGAAAAAAATAGATCAAAAATCAAAGAGCGGAATTTTCGCAAGAGCCTGGTCATTATTCAGAAAATATAATCTGTCATTTTCACAGGCTCTAAAAAAAGCGTGGAATGATTTCAACAGAAGCCAGCTGGCGGCAGTATTCAATTCGATTCCATCTACGCGCCAATTTGCCCAAAGGAAGGAGCAGGCGAGGATGAGCTGGAGAAATTTCCCAGATGTTGGCTTTTCCTGCACTCCGAGAAATATAGCAGACAACAACGGTGCGCTGAGCTGGTATGATGGAAAGACATACAACGCGGATTAACACAATATACAGACCAACAATTATTCAAACCTAAATTATTCAAGTCATGGATTCACTTTCAAAAGTTTTAGTTTCCCTAAGAGCGAAAAAAATCAAAGTTCCGGCAGTCATAAACCTGCCTGCGACGATGGCAAGAAAAGAAGCGATGCCAAAGACATCATTTCACTATTACATGAGAATGACACAAAACATCATTTGCTTATGAAAAATCTAATACACAATTTGAAAGCTGTCGACACGAAAATCGACGAGATGCTTTCGGAGATCAGGGTGCTCGACAAGCTTCCGTTCTACAGGATTTTCAGCAGGTGCGAAAGCAGGGAAATTGAGATCGCGGTCCTGAGAAAATCGCTCCATGACTACTACGGCGCCAAGCACTCTATACTCGAGAACCTTGAGTCCGAGATACGAAAAGAGAAAATGAAGCTCTCGGGACTGATGAGGGACAACAACCTAAAAAAAACGGGATGAAGGTAGACTGGAAAGACAGCATTCTTTTGCTCTGCGCCGTGGCGATCACCGCTGCAGGAATCGCGGGAATAATAATACTAACAATTAAATAGCAACAATATGTTCACAGTAGGACAACCAATACCGGAAGCGTTGAGAAATGCGCTCAAGGAGGAAACCTCGCTAAGCGACTGGGCTCTGGTATGCGCCCAGGAAGGAAACACGGTTTCCCCTTACAATATCAGGGACATCGTTCGCGGTTGCAACATCTACGAGAACTCCATCCCTACGGTGGAGCGGTTGATAAGGCATTCGATCTCCAAGGCGGACCAGACCATAGCGATGAAACGCAAGAGCAAGACCGTGCTGAAGGCCTTCAGCAGAAGCGAAGAGGAAACCGCCTAAAAACTTAAAGCGATGGGAGCAACTATTACAATTTCACAGGAAGAATATCAGTGTTTGAGGGAACATCTGAATATTGCCCAGCAGATGCTGGACAGGATCTCCGGGGCTTCAACAGGGCCGAAAGCTTCAGCGAAGCCCCCGCGAGAAACCAAGGCGCAAAAGATGAAGCGGATCGACGATCTGATCACGGGAAAGACAAGGGCAAAAAAGCCCGACTATCTGAAAACTGGAAGGCGATCATGAGAGCACTTGAAGCTATTGGCCTGATCATAATGGCAGGGATCGTATTAGGAGTGATGCTCACATCGATCTGGATAATCATAGTAGCATTGAGAGCAGATCCCGATTTTGACGACGAAGACGACCGCGAGATCTATGAGCGCGAATACTGGGATAGGAAAGAAAGGGACAAAAAAACCTGACGCGAGGGAGCGCCAGGTCCAACTAACTTAATAGCAAATTATCAACACTTTACAATTAATAATTCAACAACAAAAGTATGAAAAATCAAATCAAAATCGAAAGCATCAGCCTTGTGAACTTCAAGGGGGCAAGGAACCAGTCTATCTCGTTCGGGGACCAGACAAACATCTTTGGGGCTAACGCCACCGGAAAGACGACTATTTTTGACGCGTTCACGTGGCTTCTTTTCGGCAAGGACAGCTCCGACAGAAAAGACTTCGAGGTAAAGACGCTCGATGCCGACAACAGAAAGACCGACAACATCGAGATTGAAGTTTCTGCAGTTTTGAAAGTAAATGGAGTAAGAACCGAGATCAAGAGAATCCTTAAGGAAAACTGGGTTAAGAAGAGAGGTTCGCTGGAGCCTGAGTTCAAGGGAAATGAAACCGTTTACTACTGGGATGGCGTTCCGATGCAGCAGAAAGAATTTCTGGCAAAAATTACCGCAATCCTTGACGAGAGCATTTTCAAGCTGATCACGAATCCCTTGGCCTTCAACTCGCTCAAATGGCAGGACAAACGGAATGTCCTTATCCAGATCACAGGCGATCTGAGCGACGAACAGCTTGCGGGAACAAACAAGGAGTATCAAGATCTTGTCGCCAAGCTCACCAACGGAAAGACACTGGAAGACTACAGAAAGCAGATTAATGCATCGATCAAAAAATCGAAAGAAGACCTGAAGGATATCCCGACCAGAATCGACGAGGTTTTAAGGACAAAGCCCGATGCGAAAGATTTTGACGCATTGAGAGCACGGCTCGAGACAAAGAAGGAAGAGCTGTCAAAAGTAGATAGTCAGATCCAGGACAAGTCAAGAGCATTCGATTCCGAGCTTGAGGAAATCAACAAAAAGAAACTTGCTGCCAATGTCCTTAAAAATGACATCGCAACAATCGAGCAGAAGGCAAATTCTGATGCGGAGGAAAAAGTAAAGCCGGATGACTCAGTATTGATGCTTATGCAGAATACCCTTGAGACAAAAACGGCGGACCTTATTTCAGCAAAAAACGGACTGGCCACGCTTTCAGCAAAAGTCGCTACGATCCAGAACGAAATTGCCCAGACCGAAAGCAAAATCTCTGGAAAGCGTTCGGAATGGGAAACCGAAAATGCAAAAGAACTTTCGTTCGACGACAAGGCTTTCTGCTGTCCGACCTGCAACAGGTCAATTGAGGCCGACGACGCGGAACTGAAAAAGACCCAGATGATTTCAGAGTTCAAGGCCAAAAAGAACGTAGCGCTTTCACAGATTACCGCTCAAGGACAGGCGCTGGCGAATGAAAAGGCAAACCTTGAGAATGAGCTTAAGGCAGTGAATGAAAGAATTGGGAAAGGCAATGAGATGGTTGATTCTCTAAATGCTGAAATCAAAAAAGCTACAGCTGATATCGAGATTGAAGGCGCCAAGCATGAGAACGCCGAGAAGATGCCTAGCAAGGAGGAAGTCTGCGCCCAAATCCTGAAAGCAGACACTAAATATGCTGAGAAGAAAGCAGAGCTGGAGCAGATACAATCTACCATCGTCGAAATTCCAAAGGTAGATATTGAGGAGCTGAAAACAAAAAGAGAGCAGATCGTTAGCGAGATGGATTCCATCAAAACAGAGCTTCAGGTTGAAGGCCAGATCAAGGCTGTCGAGGAAAGAGTCGGAAACTTGAGAAAAGAAGAGGGAGAGCTTGCCCAGTTCATAGCGAACGTCGAAAAGGAGCAATTCACCATTGAAAATTTCAACAAGCTGAGAATCGATTCGTTGGAGGGCAAGATCAACGAGAAGTTCAGTTTCGTGAAGTTCAAGCTTTTCGACACGCAGATCAACGGAGGCGAGGTAGAATGCTGCGAAGCTCTTATTTCGGGAGTTCCATTCTCCGACGCAAACACCGCATCGAAAATCAATGCAGGGCTTGACATCATCAATACCCTCTGCGAGTTCTACCAAGTCTCGGCCCCGATTTTCATCGACAACCGCGAGAGCGTGGTTGAGGTGATTGATACCGATTCGCAGATAATCAACCTGATTGTTTCAAAAGAAGATAAATCGCTACGAGTAGCATAAGGCAACCATAGAGGAGAAACTTAAGGTGGTGGAAGTTGAGGAGTTTATTTCAAGCCCCGAATTATAGTGTTGTGTTGTTGATCAAACTGATGCCGGTGGAGTTTCAAGTTTTAGAAGCCGGTTTTTTAAATCCTAAAAATATAAAATCATGTCACAAGAAAATACAGCTTTAGTTGAAGCAAAGAAAGATATTACATCACAGGTACTGGCAAAGATCGATGCTTTCCAATCGGCGGGAGAATTGAGGCTTCCAAAAGAATACAGCGTTGAGAACGCCTTGAAATCTGCCTACATCATTTTGTCAGACCCGAAAAACAACCTATTGGCCAAATGCGACAAATCATCTGTTGCGGAAGCTTTATTGAAAATGGTAATCTACGGAGTATCGCCGATCAAAAAGCAATGCTACTTCGTGCCTTACGGTGAAAAATTGGAGTGCTCGATCTCTTATGCCGGTAACATTGCCATTGCAAAGAGATTCGGAAACTTGAAATCCATCAAGGGAAATGCAATCTTCGAAGGCGACAATTTCGAGTTTGAAGTTGATTCGCTGACCGGAAGAAGAAAAGTGCTGAAGCATTCACAGACTTTGGACAGCGTGGGCGGACTGGTTCTAAAAGGAGCTTATGCAGTGTATGAACTGGAAGATGGGACGACCGATGTCGAAGTAATGAATATCAAGCAGATCCAGGCATCTTGGAACCAAGGAGGTGCGAAGGGCAACTCTCCGGCTCACAAAAACTTCCCGGACCAGATGGCCATCAAGACAGTTTTGAACAGGGCGTGCAAATTGCTGATCAGCAGTTCAAACGATTCGGTTCTTTATGATGGTATCGAGGAAGAAAAAACAATCGACGTGACTTCAGAGAACGTGAACCACGAGGTGAAGACCAAGGCAAATAAAGAATTCATTGATTTTGAAGATGCTGAGGTTGTCGAGGAAGAGATTGTCTCTCCAAAAGCTGAAGCTGAAGAAAAACAAACCGCTCCAGGCTTCTAATGGAGCTCAAGATAATTGGCACGGGATCGAGCGGCAACGCATATGTTTTGGAAAATGAAAAGGAAGCGTTGCTCATCGAAGCCGGCGTCAGGTTCTCAGAAATTAAAAAAGCTCTTGATTTTAATGTTCAGAAAGTTGCGGGATGTATCGTCTCGCACTCGCACGGAGACCATGCGAAAAGCATCAGTGACGTCTTGAAATCAGGAATCAACGTTTACGCATCGACAGACACATTCCAGAATTTCGGAGTGGCGATAAATCACAAGACGCACTTTTTATATCAGGGCGCAAGCTACTCGATTGGAGGTTTTAAGATATTGCCATTTGAAGTAAAACATGATGTTCCGTGCCTTGGTTTTTTGATATCGCATTCTGATTGCGGAAAGGTGCTTTTTCTCACGGATACCTACTATTGCGAGTATAAGTTCAAGGACCTGAACAACATCATAATCGAGGCAAATTATTCCAAGGAAATCATCGACAGAAAGTTCGGTACGGACAGCAAGATGGAGTTTTTGAGAAACAGGATCCTAAGAAGCCATTTTTCTCTTGCACACTGCAAAGAAATGCTTTCGGCGAATGACTTGAGCAAAGTGAACAATATAGTTCTCATTCACTTATCTGACAGCAATTCCGACGAAAGGCAGTTCAAGAGTGAAGTCGAGCAACTGACGGGAAAGAATGTAAGCGTGGCCAGCAACGGCATGAAACTGAAATTTAACAAGACACCATTTTAAAAATTGAACCATGATTTTCAACGCCACAATTGAACTCGACAAAAAAAGGGCCATCGAAAGGATGCGCCACTATATCGAAAAGGGCAAGACGTTCGAGCTCACAGAAAAAAAGGAAAGAAGGACCATCCGGGCAAACGCGTATCTCCACTTGATTCTTTCCTGGTTCGCTCTGGAAACCGGATACACCGAAGCCGAAGTGAAGCAGGAAATATTCAAGAAGATCGTTAATCCGAATACCTTTTACGAAGGAGAGCACGGAGATCTGGTCAAGATCGAGAGATGGCGGAGTTCTGCCGACCTTGACACCGGAGAAATGGCATTGTGCATCGATCGCTTCCGGGACTATTCGGCAAAGGAAGCGGGAATATACCTTCCGGAACCGAAGGACCTGGGAGTGCTCAGGGAAATTGAAATACAAATTGAAAACAACAAACAATACTTATAGCTATGAATATCATACACGGAGAAATCACCAAAATTGAAAAGACTTTCCAGAACACGGATTTCGAGAAAAACGAAGTTTTTGTCAAGATGCCGGACGAGGAGGAGTGCAAGGTAGAATTCAGGGGCAGGGTGATGATGAATCTCCTGAAAGGATTCGAGCCTGGAGATATAGTTCAGGTGGCCGTAAAATACGAAGGCAAGCACTCGAAGTCATCTGGAATCTATTACAACAACATGATCGCTAAATCCATAAAGAAATAATGAGCCAGATAATCGAAGATTTGAAGAAAGTCAAGCAGACTGTCAGCAATCTTGGAAAGGACCGGATTAACTCTATGAACAAGCCGATTCCTCTGGACCAAATGATTGATATTCTAAAGCCTTATGCCGAGATGGAAAGGCTGGTGGAAAAACAGATTTCGAAAGCAGCAAAACAGCATACGATACCTAAAAGCTCAACTTTAAATAAACTAACATAATTCACTTATGATAAACTTATTCAATACTCATATCGAAGCGCTGGCCATCCACAGGGTCGGCAACAAATCCAGAAACGAGACGATGTTTCTTTCTGAAGAACTTTACAGACTGACAAATGAAATTTCGCCGTTGATCAAAGATTTTTTCTTTAAGCCATTTCGAGAAAAAGAGGAGAATTATTTCCAGTTCTCGCACGATGTTGACTTGGAGTATAACGAACTTTATAATATAGCGACAGATATTTTTAGGCTTAACGGTTACGAAGATAAATTTTACGAAGCGTCTAAAAAGATCACCCAGCATCTTTTTGAACAGTCGAACCATCCGCACATCAAGGCTGGAGAAGTTTACATCGCCTATTTGTCAAACGTAGGCATCGATAATAATGTAGTTGATGCCATCGGAATCTTCAAGAGCGAAATCCACAATGATTTCTTTGAGGTGAACCAAAAGGAAAGCCGTCTTGAGATCGACCTGAAGCAAGGAATCTCACTTGACAAATTGGACAAGGGATGCATAATCTTCAACTATAAAAAAGAAGAGGGCTACAAGATACTTTCAGTCGACAGCAACCGCTACGATGCAAGATACTGGCTTGAGCATTTCCTTTCGGTCGATGCTTTCCACGATGAGAATTTCTTGACCAAGAAATACCTGAAATTCTGCCAAGATTTTGCAAAGGAAGTCGTGCTTCCGGCAGAGGACAAAAAGGAAGAAGTCATGTTCATGAACCGCTCGGTAAACTACTTCGGAAAGAACGACGACTTTGAAGAGCAAAGTTTTATGAATGAGGTGATTGATAATCCTGCGTTAAAGTCTGAGTTTAAGAGTTTCAAAGCCGACAAGGGAGAGAAATACAGCATCGAGGACGTATCGTCTTTTCCCATCTCAAACAGCGCCGTTTCCGATGCCAGAAAGAAGATTAAGAACGTTATTAGCCTTGACACAAACATCCAGATCAAATTGGATTTTGTCAATCCGGAAAGCGCAGAGAAGTTCATCGAGAAAGGCTGGGACGAAGAGAAGCAGATGTATTATTACCTGGTTTATTTCAATAAAGAGCAGAAGTAGAAACAGCATTTTTATAATCTAAAAAGATGGCAGACGAGAAAAAAACAATAGTGGTCTATTCAGATTGGGCGTCGATTTTCGAGCAGCTCGAAGACGATGAGGCGGGAAAACTTATCAAACATTTCTTCAAATACATCAATGACGAAAATCCAGAGATGGAAGATAGGCTGCTTAAAATGGCTTTTGAACCGATTAAAATGCAGCTAAAAAGAGACTTGACTAAATGGGAGCAAACCAAGCAACGGCGGGCGGAAGCAGGGAAAAAAGGCGGACGGCCGACCAATGAAGAAAAAGCAAAAAAAGCAATTGGTTTCCAAGAAAAGCAAACCAAAGCAAAAAAAGCTGTTAATGTTAATGAGAATGTAAATGATAATGTTAATGTAAATGTATCTACTATCGTAGATGGAGAAAAAGCCGCCCACGCCAATTTTGAAATAATTGCAGATTCTGATAAGATTAAAAACCCAACTGCCGAAAAAGAAAAAAGTTCCGCCAAAAAAGAAAATGCGAATGAGGCCCATGCCGAGGTGTTGAAATCTGCAGAAAGCGAATCCTGGCTGGAGGCGGTGGCGATGCAGAACCGGAAAACCATTTCCGAGATTAAATCCCGGATTGATGATTTCGTCAAGTTTCTCGCTACGGTCGACAGGATCCATCCCTCGAAAAGGGAATTTCTGGAGCACTTCATCAACTGGCTCAAAAAAAATGTCGACAGGCCTGAACCGAGATTCCAGAACAAAGGCTCGAGCGGAGCGCCTAAATTCTCAATAAACCAGTAAAAACCATGGAAGAAATAAGCAAAATAATCGAAACGATGCCGATAAAAAAAGGCGTCATCACTCGCCGGGAGTACGAGTGGCTCAAGACTTTCGAGAGGCTCGAGCCACACGAACAGCTGAAGATTGACGAGTACGAGAAGCATCTGAAAGCCTCTGGTGAACTGAAGCCAGAGCCTAGGAAAATCGAACCGAAAGCGACAGTTCCGGGACTGATACCAGACAAGGCGACAATCTGGAAGGGATTTATCCAGGCATTTGAAGTCAGCCAGCAAAAGCCGTTCCTGAAGAATCCCGATACGCTTGCCAACCTCGAGCCGATTGTGAAATACTTTGCAAAAGATCCTGAATTTTTCAACTGCATCAATCTGGTAAAGAATTTCAACGGCAAGGAACTTGAGAACAATTTTGAGAAAGGCCTTCTGATCATCGGGGATTACGGCAACGGAAAGACAACGATCATGTCCTGCATGGAGCTCTTGTTCAAGCAGAATTACAAGATTGCGCTGAGGGATGGCTGGGACACACTTCGGCAGTGGGATCAGATCCGGTTCAAGGGGGCCAAGTCGCATGACATCGTTACGGAATTTGAATCGATATCGAATCCAGAGGCAAAAACAAATTTCTATTCCAGGTTTTCAGGATTCAGGTTTTACTTCGATGACGTCAAAAAAGAGAAGACGGCATCGAATTACGGGAAAACGGAAATAGTGCGGGAAATCATTGAAAAACGATACGACCGAGGACAGAAGACATTCATCACGTGCAACTACCGGGAGGGAATGTCCGGAAATCTTGCAGAAGGACTTTACGAATTTGGGGAACGCTACGGCGGCCACATCTACGACCGACTTTTCGAGATGTTCAACATCATCGAATTCAAGGGCCGTTCATTCAGGAGATGATTTCTCCCAAAACAGTCACCGGCCGAATGGCTTAATTCTTCACAAAGCAGTTTTTCTTAATTCTTAGGGAAAATGGACAAACATGAATTTTTAAAGAAAATAGACTCGCTCAAAGAAGCGACCGAACTGCTCCTTGATCATTCCGAAACGGAAATCAGGAATTTAAAGTCGGAGAATTCAAGGCTTTCGGATAAGCTGCAAGAAGCAGATGAAACTATCGAATGTCTGGAAGAAGATATTGAGAAAACCGAGCAGGATAGCCGATTTATTCTCGAGGGAATCCATGATAACATCACTACATCTTTAGCAATGGAAAACCTCTTCGAAAACCTCGACCACATTCCGATTTCAGAACTAGAATCATTCATCAACAAATACAAACCAAACTAAAACATGAAACTAACAATCAACAGCAAGGACCTTTTGAAAGCAGTATCTCTCGTAGGATCGCTAATTAAAACACCGCATACGATGCCAATCTTGGAAAACATTCTCTTCATCGTTCAAGGCAGTAAGATGATGATCGTTGCCGACAATCTGGAGGTGAGATCTCAGGTAGAAATTTCAGTAGATACGGACTGCGAAATCTCGGTATGCCTGCCGTACAAATTGCTCTCCAGCATCTTGAAGGGTTTCGCAAACGAGCCGATTGAATTCGATTTTCAGGAAAAGGTCGTTTCGATAAAATCCGCAACCGGTACCTACAATGTTCCGCCGGTTCCGGCAATAGAATTTCCAGACAACAAGAAAGAATCCGGCTCGGAATATGTCGAGATCAATTCTTGGGAATTCGTGAGAGCCCTGAAGAAAGCCACGTTTTTTACCGACAAAGACAATTCTGCGATGGCTAACCTGAACAACGTGCTGATCTCAATATCCGAAGAGGGCACAAAGGTCGCCAGCACCGACAAGAGAGTAATTTTCGAATATTCCCTTGAGGCAAAGGGCAGTCCTGTAAAGCTGATGCTTTCCGGAAGCAGCGCGATGTACATGATCCAGTCCATCAGCACCGACGAGCAGATAAAGCTTTACCATTCAGGCAATCATGTCATCTTGAGCCTGGAGAACCGAGAAATCTCGGCGGTGTTGAGCGACACGTCATTTCCGGATTATGTCCGAGTTATTGAATCTCTAAAGATGGACAAGACGCTCAAAATTGACAGGGATGTCATCCTTCCGGCATTAAAGAGGCTGCACAACATCACCGACCAGAAAAACCATACGCTCGTTTTCCTGCTGAAAGACAATACGCTTGAGTTGTCATTCCAGCATGACCTGATGAAGTTTGATGCAGTCGAAAAGCTCGTCTGCGATTACGATGGCCAAGAAATCAAGATTGGGTTCAGCGCGAACTACCTGAACAATCTTCTGACGGCCATCGAGGATGATATCGTGCTGGAACTTTCGACACCAATCTTGCCTTGCAAAATCACCGCGGACAACATCAGGGCAATCTTATCACCAATCCGATTAAACTAGGGAAACTATGAAAGGAACAGAAATTTTCAAGAAAACAATCAGTGAGTATCTTGATACTAGGGCTGAGCAAGATGAATTGTTCGCAGTAACTCTCAAAAAAGGAAATAAGAGCATTGACGAATGTATAAGCTACATTCTTTCAGAAGTCCAAAAAAGCGGATGCAATGGCTTTGCTGACGAAGAAATTTTTGGGATGGCGGTCCATTATTATGATGAAGATGATATTAAAAACATCAAGCCTGTTTCCGGAAGAGCTGTTGTAAACCATCAAGTTGAATTGTCCGAAGACGAAAAATCTGAAGCAAAGAAAAAAGCCATGGACCAAGCAATTTTGGAAGCCAAAGAGGAAGCAAAAAGCGAACTGGCCAAGAATGTCAAGCTTTCATCGGAAGATATTGCTGAAGCAAAAAAGATGGCAATTGAGAAGATTGCTTCCGAAAGCAAAGAAAAGCTCACCAAGAAAAAACCCGCCCCAGCTAACAAGGATAGTTCAGAAGAGGAACAAGTATTTTTATTTGAATAGTTTATGGTGCCTAAAACTAAATTGCAGGTGGAAGTTTGGAAACTCCACCTGCAACTCGACAACCCAGTTGAGCAGGAACCATTCGTAATATCGAAGCATCAGAATTATTATACTACTCATTACAAAAACGTGGTTTGTCTTGAGTGCAACCATACTTGGAAGCCGGACTCAGAAGTAAAAAATTCCAGCCCTCAAATAAAGTGCCCTTCTTGCCAGAAAAAGTTGCAGAAAATAAATTTTCAAAACGGTTGCGCCAGTCGGTTCTTGACTTATTCTGTTGTTCAGACAGTCGGAAGATTCCAGGTGTTCAGATATTTCTCCAGCTGGAAGCACATGTACAAGAACAAGAAGCCAAAGTACTTTTTTAGGAGCCTTTTCGAAGAGTGGAAGGACTACGAAAAGGACAAATCCGTAATTGTCGGCCGCATACCATCTTGGACTAGCGATGGATTTTCATCTTCGGATTATGAAGTCAGGTATATCAACCGAAAGTCATGGAAAGGAAATGAGTACGAAAGATTTGCTTCTGATGTCAACTGTCCAGGAGCAAAGTTTCTCCCACGATTCAAGAAATATGGATTGGGTAATAACTTTCACAATTGCGACTGGCGTTCCCTTATCAAACATCTTGAAGTTGACAGCACGGTTGAAACACTGCTAAAGTCGAAACAATCCAGTCTGCTGTTTTATGCGGTCCACAAGGAATCTCGTCATAGCCGATACTGGCCACAGGTAAAGATTGCAATGAGGCACAAGTACAAAATTCAAGACCCGGGCATTTGGTATGACTATCTCCAGCTCCTGCGCGAATTTGGAAAGGATCTCCGAAATCCGAAATTCATACTCCCGGAAAATCTTAAAGAAGCGCACGATGAATACGTTGCGAGAAGAACTGCTCGCATTGCTCGCCAAAGAGCAGAACAGGAAGTAAGAAGGCAAGAAAACGAAAGATTGAAGGCAGAGGCCGAGGAAGCGCTTAAAGGAATCAAGGCCGAGGTGTTCAAAGATTTTTCATTTAAGCAGGGCAAAATGAAGATCGTCACATTGATTGAAGAAGAAGATGTGAAAAAAGAAGGCAAGGATTTGAAGCATTGTGTCCATACAAACAGCTACCATAAAAAATCTGGAATACTTCTCATGTCAGCGCGTATTGGATCGAAAAGAATAGAAACAATCGAAATTTCTTTAGCTAGTTATTCAGTAATCCAATGTCGAGGTTATGACAATAAACCGACAGAATACCATGATCAGATACTTGAAATTGTTCGAAAGAACATGGGTAAAATATCGAGATTGGTTGAGAAGCATAAAAAATTCAAAGAACTGGATTCGAATTTAGGAACACTTGAAAATGTAGCGTAATTAAAAAAATATGAATACAACAATATCACCTGAAGCAATTCAGAAAACGAAAACATTTAAAAAGCTACCGGCAATCCGGCAGACTTTTATCGTAAAGAAATCTAATCGCGAGACTATTAGCAACGGAGTGGCCATCTGCCGTAACATAGGCTTTGAAGATTGGTCGAAGTCCTGCGGACTAAATCCGTGGAATATCGAAATAGTTAAAGAACTTTACGAATTGGACACTTAGGAAAAGCCTCCAATTTTGGAGGCTTATTTTTTTTAGGAATCACAACATTAGCTATCTTTGAGTTTTAGCAATTAATTATGCCAGAAGCAAAACAAGTCAACCAGTACCTCGTCAGTGCAGTTTATCGCGACAATAATATAGTCACGCATTTTTTTGTGCACCAGTTTTATGATCCTGGTGTCGGCGAAGCCCACAAGCTTACGGCAGCACAATTGAAAAAATTATTCGAGCGTCCGGGCATATCTGTTTTCACAGCAGAGTGGGATTACAAGCATGGAAAGTTTATGATCGTAGAACAGGTGTTCATAAAGCATTACAAAGAGACATTCCATTTCTATGTTTTGCCCGAGGATAGCAAGACTAAAAATCTCAGGCATCTGATAAACCTGAGCTGGTACACCAGCCACATTTAGACCGCAAAAAAAATCTGCTGGCTTTTTTTAGGAATGCAGAAACATGTATACTGCGCGCCCTTCATACTCGCCGGCCTGTTTCACAAATAGGATTGCGCGTTTGGCGATCCTGCTCTGAGAGTTTGATTCGCATGCTGATTTAAGGGTTCCGCTGAAGTTTCCGTAAATCCAATTTGAGCTTCCGTGCGAGATTGAGTCGGCTGGAGCCCATGATTGGCGCACTGCGACAAACGGAGCAAACGCTTCTGTACTCTGCGAGTCATTGTAAGGCAAGACTTCAAAGAAATTATCTAGATTTTCCATAGCTTTTTATTTTAAAGTTATGAAGATTTACTATTTCGGCCGTTACATATATGCCGATTAACATTACAGAAAAGCCAAGGTTTTATTTTCAATCTATCGTATGATTTCTAGCCGAGATTTATTACATTTGCCTTACATAATTCTTCAAAAGCCCTGATTTCTTCAGGCGAGTATTTCCACACATTAGCATAATTTGAAACACGAGGAGTATCACCTTCAAAAAGGCATATGTACTTATCTCAGCTTGCAGTATCCTGAAGTATCATTCCTCAGCGATACGGTCGCTTCTGTAAAGCTTACCCAGATGCAGGCATCCAGAAACAAGGCAATCCAGAAGAATGGATTCAAGTGTCCTGACCTTCTGATACTCGAGCCACGCGGAAGATTCTGCGGGCTTTTCATTGAACTGAAAACAGAAACACCTTTCAAGAAGGACGGCAACATCAAGGCAAGCCAGAACGACCACCTCAAATTGCAATTACAGGCACTCATCGATCTCAACGAAAAAGGCTATCATACCAGTTTCGCATGGAGCTTCGAGATGGCCAAGAACATAATCGACGAATACCTAAAGCTTCCAAAGTTTTAGGCTATCCGTCTTCCCTCATTAATTTTTCCAAACAAAATATTTAAGACTGAAAAGCAGGCGTTGCCGCAGGAGATAAGCCTCCACAGGAAACAGACCGGGACTGACTAGGCTCGTGAAATCATGGCCTGATGCGTGGATTGTCTGGAAGCATTTGTATAAATGCGCATAGCGTAGAAAATCTGATGGTAAAATGATCTCGATCATGTGGCCTTGGAAGCTGGAAGTAATGCACTGGCATCCTATAAAAAACAGATTGCGAAGCGCCTGCCCGAAAGTCTCAACAAACTAAACTAATGGGAATTGAAATCAAGGACGGAAGAGTCTTCGTCGAAGGAAAAGAAACAGTTAATCCGGAACTTATCGGATGGGCGATCATCGATGCGGCAGAAAGCAATGAGATTGAAATAATCTGTAAATCACTCGCAGATGAAAAGGTATAGCGGAGTATCCTACAACCGTTTTACAAAGAAGTACACTTCAACGGTTACCAGAAACAAGGTTAAGTATAATTGCGGTTCACACGATACTGAAATCGAAGCCGCCAAGGCACGCGACAGAAAGATTCTTGAAAAGGGATTGAATGTAAAACTTCAGGTACTAAAGCCTGCAAAATCGATCAAGGATGAACCCGGAACAAGAACTTAAGGAAGCTCTCGAGAAAAGAGAAGAACTTTTGCTCTGCGGAGCGAATGACGAAAAGCTGAACGATAGGATTAAGGAATTGAGGAAACAGATCAAAAACTAAGGCATGGAAACCAAATCAAAAATATTTGCATTCAACGGGAATGAGATTCCTGTTATCATAGATGAGGATAATAATCCTTTATTCGTCGCATCCGATATTTGCGCCATATTGGAATTGACTAACCCAACTGAATCTCTAAAGGCACTAGACGACGACGAAAAGCTGACCTCAGAAATCCTTAGGTCAGGTCAAAAAAGAAAAGTAAACCTTATTACTGAAAGCGGACTTTATTCGTTAGTGATCCGCAGTAACAAGCCGGAGGCAAAAGTCTTTAAAAAGTGGATTACTTCAGAAGTGCTTCCATCCATCAGAAGGCATGGAGCTTATCTGACAGATACAAAGATCGAGGATGTGCTTTCCAATCCGGATTTACTCATCAGCCTTGCGACTCAGTTAAAAGAAGAGCGAGCTGAAAAAGCAAAACTACAGAAGACTCTGAAAAATCAAGAAGCAAAGATTGATTTCATCGATAGAGTTCTTGATGTCGAGGAGAAAATCGACGTCGGCCAAGCGGCAAAGATTCTCGAGTTGCCGTTTGGTAGAAATATTCTTTTCAAAAAGTTACGTGAGTCCGGAATATTCTTCAAAAATAGAAACGAGCCAAAACAGGAGTATGTGACACGAGGTTATTTCCAAATCAAAGAAAAGTTCATTGAAAGGGAGAATCACGACAGCTTTATGGTAATTAAGGTTTTGATAACCCAAAGAGGTCTTGGATTCTTAAGCACCTTATTCAACGCAGAGCCAAAATCAAAAAAGCAAGTAAAATTATCATAAGATGAAAACAAACCACCTCACCATAAAACAGGAAGCATTTTGCCAAGCCTACATCAGAACCGGCGATAAGTCTGCTGCTTATCGTGAGGCGTATTCGTCTGAAAAGATGAAAGCTGAAACGATCAACAGAAAAGCTTTCGACCTCTTTAATAACGGCAATGTGAGGGCAAGGATAAGCGATTTGCAGGATAAAGTCGCTCTGATTGCTGAAGAAAAATTTCAGATAACAGCCGAAGCGATGCTTCGCCATTTAGATATTCTTAGAAACGCACGAATCGACGAATATATCACTTTCACTTACGAGCGAGTGATGACAATCGGAGAGGACGAGAATGCTGAGCCGGTTTTCAGGGAAGAGCCAAGGATGATTTTCAAGCCTTTCGAAGAGCTGACCAAAGAGCAGCTGATGTGCATCGAAAGCATAAAACAAAATCGATACGGTGAAATCGAACTCAAGCTCCACGGCAAAGAATGGAGTATTGAAAAGATCAACAAGCACATCGGATTCTACGAAAAAGACAATACTCAAAAAGCAAACCTTCTGGTTCCAGAAGAAAGAACATCAAGGCTTGAGCAGCTTCGTGCCAAACTCAACAAAATGAAATAAATGCTCACAGACGCGGAACTTCTTGAACTTGAAACGCTCCTCAAAATCGAGGGGCTTTCTTTCATGGATGAAACCACGTCGCGAAATTATAGGTTCCTGAAAGACAGCTACGACAAACAGCGCTATGTCGGCGAAAAGATTGTCGAAGGTTACAAAGGTTGCATTCTGGAAGGAGGAGCGAGATCTTCAAAGACATGGAGCGTCTGCTTCTTCATCATTTACATCTGCCTTTTCAAGGAAACGAACTGCACCATCAATATCGTACGGGAAACCTACAACGAATTCAAGACAACTTTGTATCTCGATTTAAAGAAGATTCTGCCGATGTTCGGCCTTCCTAATCCTTTCGAGAACGCTAAAGATGTGCAGTCGTTCAAGATCGGGAAGAACCAGATAAACTTCATCGGCGCTGACCAGTCGAACAAAGTTCACGGAGCGACTTCAGATTATCTTTATTTTAATGAGATGCTTCCGATACAAGAAGACGTATTCAGGAACCTTATCATGCGCTGCTCAAAGTTCTGGATTGGCGATTTCAACCCGTCGGTTACAGAGCATTGGATTTTTAATAAGGTTATCACAAGGCCGGATGTAGGCCACTTGCAGACTACTTTCAGGGATAATCCAAACGTTCCCGTCGGGCAGAAGATTGAGATACTCGGTTACGAGCCTTGGCTTCCGGGTTCGTATGAGGTGATTGACAATATCATCATGCATAAAGGCGCGGAGGTAGGTCCGAATAATTATCCGCCACCCCATCCTGCAAACATCGACAACGGAACCGCTGACGAGTTCATGTGGAAGGTCTACGGACTTGGATTGCGTGGAGCGATGAGAGGGGTGATCTTCAAGAACATCACCTATATCGACGAATTTCCGGAAGACTTGGCTTACATCCATGCGAATGACTTCGGCTTCACGACTGACCCGAATGCGCTCGTGAAATATGCAGAAGAGGAGAACAATATCTACATCGAGCTTCTTTCTTACGAGCCAATCGAAACGCCGGAAGAGCTTGCGTCATTCATGGAAGCGCTCGGCATTCAGAAGTCACTGCCATTGCCTTGCGACAGCTCTGACAAATATACCGGCGAGAACAAAGGAACGGTCGAAATGGTAAAGGGATTGAAGAAAGAAGGATTCAAGGCTTTCAAGATCTCCAAGACCAAAAGCGTCATGTTCTGGCTGAACTCGATGAAGAAAAAGAAGATCCACATAGTACGGAACCAACTTTACAGCTATGCAAGGAAAGAAGCGGAAAATTACAGGATAAAGGAAATCGACGGCATACCGATCAACCAGCCGATTGACAAGTTCAACCACATGTGGGACGCGGCAAGATACGCGCACATTGCCTACAACGCTCCGGCAAAAACATACACGACCGACCAAAACACAATCAGCAATATAAATTATTAGCAATGGAAAATTTAGAACAGGAATTAAAAAAAGATGCCGCAAAAGCGATAGATGTATTGAAGGCAGGATCCAAGAAACCTCAGGACATCGAGAAGATTGTCAAGGAATACAAGGCCATTGACAGGACAATCAGGCTGACGCAGGTCGGAAATATCCAGAAAGACAAGACCATCGGAAAAGGAGAGAAGGCAAAGCTGGTTCCAGGCGTCAGGATTCCGGTCCATTTTCAGAAAAAGATCGTAGAAACTTCCGTTGCTTTCGAAGTCGGAGAGCCATCAACGCTGATTCCTTCAGTAAAGAACCAGCTTTCCGAATTGATCGCAAAGCTTTGGAAGACAAACCGTCTTGACAGCAAGATACAAAAGATGAAGCTCCTGCAGAAGAGTCAGACTGAAGGAGCGGTCCAGTTTTATATGAAAGACATCGAGGAGGGATCTCTTTTCCTAAAGATGCTTTCGCTTATTGGAATCAAGGACCAGAAGAAAGAAATCAAGTGCAACATCCTCGACAACACGAAAGGCACGATGTCGCCATACTTTAATGCTTTTGGCGATATGGTTGCATTCGTCTGGGTTTTCATCGTTAAGGATTCCGAAGGAAAGGACGTCAAGAACGCGTGGATTTATGATGATGCTAACGTCTACAAATGCGATGAGAATAAAGGCAACATGAGCTGGGTTTCCACAGAAAAGCACGGCTTCTCAAAGATTCCGATTGTTTACATCGCGCAAGACAATCCGGAGTATTTCGACGTCCAGGCTATGATCGACAGGTATGAGGTGACGCTTTCAAAATTAGGTGCTTCAAATGATTATTCGGGCCATCCGATGCTTAAGATATTTGGAAAGGTCGAGAATGCTCCGGATAAAGACGAGGACGGAAAGGCTTGGATCATTCCTGTTTCAGTTGATGATGAGGGCAACGAAGTAAAGGGTGATGTTGAGTTCTTGAACAACGAGAATGCAGGGGAAAGCGTGGCGCTAGAACTTGAGAAGTTAGAAGATCTTATCTGGGCGATTTCATCGACTCCTAATCTTTCCTTGAACAACTTGAAGGATCTCGGGGCTCTTTCTGGAATCGCGATCAAGCTTCTGTTTTTGGAGCCGATCTTAAAAGCAAAATTGAATGAAGGCGACAATCGAACCATGTACGAAAGGATTCTCAATGTCATCATTTCCGGCATCGTTACCACAACAAACATCAAGCTTTCGAATGAATCACAGCAGCTGTTCTACGATGTCCAGTTCAATTCGATACTTCCCGATGACTTGAAGTCGACCGTCGAGACTTTGGTTGCCGGTGTTGCTGGCGGTATTATCTCAGCTGAAACTGCCGTCGGAGTTTTAGATATGACCGGCGATGCTGAAGCGGAAATTAAAAAGATTCAGGAGGCTTTGGAATTGAAGAAAGAGAAGGAGCCTGTAATTGGAGAATAAAAAAAGCCACTCGATTGAGTGGCTCTCCATTTATTGTGCTTTTGTAAATGACACTTCGCTCGTCCCAGCTACTCCCTCGTAGGTCTGCGTAAATCGAAGTACCATCGTGTTTGAGTTTACGCTTACAATTTCCGCGTTTTCAGTGTCTCCATCATCATTAATGGTAAGTGTGTTGCCATTTCTAACATACGTACTTTCATAAGAATCTAGTACGCATCCCGGATCTAAATAATAATCGCCAAATTCAGCAGTGTTGTTTGCTCGAATGTCAAGATAATCTCTCTCGCAGGTCGCCTCGTCATCATCATACGGTTCGTCAGAAACAACGGTACCGTTTACGGAAGTTTTGATTCTATTGTAGTTCCATTTACCTACGATTGATCCTGGCTCGTTAGAATCATCATCCGAACCACATGATGCAAATGATGCACCTAAAAGCAGCGCAGACGCTACAAAAATTCCTAATCTTTTCATTTTGCGTTTGTTTTATACGAATTTATCATAAATTTTCAAACAAAAAATAATTAGACATTATTTAGAATGATTCTAAATAGATGATATTTTTTATTACATTTGTCATTATTAATTCGATAACAAAAAATGACTGACAAATGGCTGTAACACCAGAAAAGATCAAGGCACGACTTAAGGTACTTTTCCCTAAGGCGAACTTATCGCAAAAGAGGATAGACGAGATTTCGGCTAAACTCGCACCAAAACCGGCAGACGATGCAGATGACGCGGCAGTTGATGTTTTTATCAACGACGCTAACGAACTGATGGGATTTGAAGCAATGGCAAAAGAGGACGACCGAGTTCGCACTCTTGAAGCGAACCAAAAACCAAAAACAGAAACTGCAAAAACTGAAGAAACTACAGAAGTTGAAAAAGTAGATGAAAATACGCCTGCTTGGGCTAAAACCATCATCGAAACAAACCAGAAGCTTTCCAAAGAAATTGAGGACCTAAAACAAGGCAAGATTACTGACACAAAAAGGCAGACTGCACAACAGGCTGTTGAAGCGTCTGAAGTCTTCAACGGACTAAAACCTGAGGTGAAAGCGAAATGGGCTGGGCGAATCGACATCAACAGTGAAATTTCTTTTGAAGACCAGGTTAAGGAATTTGAAACTGAGTTTACAGACATCAAGCAGACATTGGCCAATTCGTCAAGCTATTCAGGACCGACCCCAACAGGCGAGACTGATACCAAGCCTTCAGACAAGGAGTTGAGCTACGTTATGGGAAAACTTTAACCAAAAAAAACAATTTACTATGTCAGTAATAGGAAGTTTGAACAATGAAAAACAAGGCTTCGATACCGGAAATGACTCGATTGTCATCATCCAAGTATTGCAAGCTGTTGTAGGTGGCAGAACGCTTGACACGACAGGATTTACTCCTGATACAATCAAGGCAGGACATGTTGTTATCGTAGAGACAGCGACAGGAAACCATAAGCCTATGCCTATCAACGCCGGAGCTGATGCTTATGCAGCACTTCCAGCGGGACACACAATCAAAGGTGTGGTGATTTCTTCTGTAGACAAGAAGAAGCCATTCGTAGGTATCATGGAAGGGGGAAAAGTCAACGAAGTTGCATCTCCGTTTCCATTAACGACGGCAATCAAGGACGCTTTGCCGTTAATTATTTTCACTAAAGACTAATTAGAAAATGAACAAATCTTTATTTGTATGGCTGGCAACGTGGTTTGCCTCCATTTCTTCGAAAATCGAAGAGAATGTAAATGGAGTGGCTGGAGGAGAACCGCAGCCTTATCTTCATAAAGAGATGCTGACCTCAGAGCTGTCTACGGATTTGACTTGGGATTCAGCATCTATCGACGGTTCGGTCGTTGCAGCGGATATCGTTGCGATGGATTCGCCACTGCCATTGAAAAGAAGAGATTCTGTAAGATCAGCATCAGGCGACCTTCCGAAGGCGGGTATGAAATTCTGGCTATCTGAAAAACAGCTGTCTCAAATCGATACCATGAAAGCGAAAGGCGTGAAGCTGATCGAGATTGTCACTAAAGTATTTGCAGACACTAAAAAAGCAGTTTACGGTATCTACGAAAGAAACGAGCTAAACTTCCTGGAAGCACTTTCGACCGGTGTTACTTTGGTCGATAATGCCGACGAGAACGGAAACAACAACGGCTTGGGTATCAGAGTTGACTTCGGTTATCTTGATTCGAACAGATTCAATGCCTCGACTGTGTGGAGTGATCCAAATGCAAAGATTGTCGATGACATTACAAAAACGATCAAGCACGCGAGAACCAAAGGCAACACGATCAGGGTCATCATGATGGACGTTGATACGGCAAACAACATTGCCCAGAACAACCAAGTCAAAAATAACTTTGCCTTTGCTGGAGGTATAGCTACAGAAGGGGCTAACGTTCCGACTCTTGATGATACCCAGTTAGTAACATTTTTTGCGAGAAAGTTCAAAGTGGCCCTTAAGATTGTTGACAGGACTGTCACGACCGAAAGCAACGGAAAGCGAAAAGTTCACACGCCTTGGGCGTCGGGAGCTGTTGTCTTCTTGAGTTCTCCGAATGTCGGCCGTCTTGTTTATGGTATTCTTGCAGAAGATACGAGAAGAAATCCTGAAGTAATGTATGAGAAGGTAGAATATATCTTGGTAAAGAAATGGCACACGAATGAGCCTTTCAGCGAATATACTTCTTCTCAAGCGTTATGCTTGCCGGTGATCGACAATGCGTCATCAATCTGCGTTCTGGATTCGAATTCTGTAAATGCAGGTGACGAACAGACAGAAGGAGATGCAAACTTTGACTACAAAGACGAAAGCTACACAAAAGCTTCAGTTCTTGCAGGAATCAAGGCGGCAAAACCGACGTCTAAATTGACAATCGCGTCAGCGGATGCAAAATTGCTTGAGACCATCAACGAATTCTCTGAGGAGCAAATTGCACTTTTCGAGGCGAAACTTGTAGCGTCAGCATAATATGTATTTCGGATCTGCCATAGAAGCATTGGTCGAAAGAATCAGCTGGAGCAAAGCTCTGGAACCTGATTATCCTGAGTTGGATGAGGCTAACTTGACAGGAGAATCGGGAAGAAATTTCCAGAGCTTCCACCAGCTCGTTACTGTAGAGAATATCTACGATGCAGTGCCAGAGGTAGAGATGGAAGAGGAATCTTTCAATAAGCTTCTTTCCGGATTGAGGGAGCAGGCGGTTTTGGCTGTCATTCCTGAAATCATGGACAAAAACATCAAGTATGATTCTGCAAAGGATTACACCCAAGTTATAATTGACAATGCGCTTCTTTTCGATGATGCAATCGGCTACAAGCTTGCGATAATGGTCCTTGAAATGTGCATCTCTACCAAGAGAAGCAACCTTGCGGAACGAAACGCAAAGCTGTCGGTTTCCAACCTGAAGCTTGAAATCGAAGGATTCCGAAACGACAGCGGAATATTGGTGGCCAAGGGAATCACCCAAAAGCTCGAGATGGCCATCAGGAAGGCAACGAACAAATTGTTTCCGAAAGAGGTTATTGTCACATCTGATAAAATCTGGTAATGAACCACACAATTGATAAGCCAAAGGGCATCGACCACTTCATCCAGAAAATCCAGTCTGACTTGTACAAGAAGCTCGGGTGGGAAAATCTCGAAATGTATGGGCGTGTCTATAAAAATCCATCTAAATCAAAAGGTGTTACTCTTGAAGCATACCAAGGGAAAAAAGAATACAAGGACGTCTTTACCAATGACAAAAAGGCGGCTAGCGTCTTTTTTATCGACGAGAACGAACACAAGACTACAAACGGCATTTACTATACTGCCGAAGTCAAGATTGTTTTTATGGTGAACCTTGCAAAGCTTTATCCTGAAGTTGCCAACAGAGCTGATACCGATGCACAGATCCATTGCGCAAAGCTTGTTGGACAGCACAAGATTTTCAATGTTACCGGAATCGAAACAGGAATCGAGACAATTTTTAAAGGCATCAATACCGACGGAATAAAACTAACAGATTTGCAACCCTTCCATGTTTTTGCGATTGTGGGCAACCTGAAGTACCAACTGAATTACTGTTAAACAAAAAATATAAAAACATATGGGCGTTTATGTAGAATGCAAGGGTTCGGGTTCCGCGAACAGAAATACCGGAGCAAAGGAGCAATGCCTCGAAGGGTTGTTCATCATGCCTGCGCTTCACGTCCCAGGATTCTCTTTCGAATCCGTGGAAGATGCAAAGGATAAAGAAAAATGGGATGCGGCTATTGCTGCAAAGAAGATATTCCCGTTGTACAGCGTCGAAGAATTGGCATCTGCCAATACTGAAGATACCGTGTTCGAGGGAAGAACCCAGCAATATGTCACGGCTCAAGGAAAGAAAGTTTCTACTTTCTCAAGCTTCCTTGGATTGTGCTCTCACGGGGCATTGAAATCTTATAACAAGAAGGATATGGGGCTGTTTGAGTTCACTGAAGATGGAGCGATCAAGGGCGTAATCATGGCCGATGGAAAAGTGAAAGGCCAAGACGTTGTGCTGAATGTAGGGAAAAGACTTGACGCGACAGCCGACAGGCCGCCGTCCACTCCTGTTACCATCAATTACAAGGACCACAACCAATTCGAGGACAATGGAGCAATCCTTCGTCCTGAAAGCTGGGGCGCTTCTGACATCTTGGGAATCTTCGATGTTACCTTGGCGCAGGTTTCTGCTTCTTCAACGACCATCGAATTCACAGCATCGACTGGATGCGCAGGAGGAGATGACAACATTGATTCATTATTGGCCGCCAACGTAATCGTGAGAGATTTGGAAGGTGCGACTGTTACCGTTTCATTCGTTACTGCGGATGAGAACGGAGTTTATAGATTGACAGCGACTGGTTTCTTAACCGGATTTACTGTTTCATTATACGGAGTGGTTTCTCAGACAGAAATCAGTTACGAAAGTCCGGAACCTCTAAAAATCACAATCTAATGGAGGCTAAAACTTACAAAGGAATCACGTTCGCTGCTGATTACGACAAAACGTTTGCGGGATTCAAGAAAGATTTCGAAAATACCCACGTATTTAAAAAAATCCCTTCGGCGAATCGCGAGGCAGAACTGGCGAAAGCCTACAAGATCGCAACCGGAAAGGATGCAATAGAGCCTTCGAAGCCTGCAAAATAGGCAATTGAACCATAACCAAAAAGGCAGCAGTACAAACTGTCTGCCTTTTTTTATACCTAATTTCTGATGGCAGGACTCTACGAACAGCTCGAAAAAGCAAAAAAGCTGAAGCCAAGGGCAATTGAAAAAGACCTTTTCTCCTACATCCGGAAGCTGGAGAGCTACATCATCGACCTGAACAAGACGCAGATCGAGATCGACAGCAAGGACATCCACGGCAAGGCAATCGGATTCTATTCTGAAGCGACTGAAGTAATGTCCGGCGGAAGGAAAAAAGCTGGTGATCCGTTTACCGGAGTCGACACTGAGGATTGGTTTAATGCCTTCTACATGTTCCAGAAAGACGGTGCGATCGGCATCAGCTCCAAGGACCCAAAGAATGACATCATCCTTTCTAACAACAAGAATAATCCGTGGCTCTCTAAAGATCTTTTCGGGTTGTCCGATGAAAACCTAGAGGAAGCGATCAGGACAAAGATACTTCCGTACCACATTGAAAACTCAAGAAAAATACTCGATATATAATGTATAACACCCTTGCAAAACTGCCTATCGTCATCTTTGAGGAAATCTCAAAAGATGGAAACCTCACGCTTCTTTTGGAAGAAAATGAAACTGCAACCGAAGAAGAGCTTGCCGAATTATGGCAGAAGCTTTCGATTGAGTTTTCGGATAAGTCCATCAGCTCTGATTCGAAGAAAGTGTTCAGACTCAACAAGACGATTGAGGAGCTTAAGTTCAAGCATAAAATGATCGCAATATCGCTAGAAGCGTTAAAATTCGACTGGGATAACGAGCTTGTCGGAATCTTGCGAGGTTTCGGTTATACGATCACTCAAGTCAGGTATTACGAAGACCTTGAAAGAATCGAGCGCGAATCAAAGGCGCTTCTCGTGAAAGCTGCAAACCTCGAAACCATGCTTCCTAAAAAGGACACTGAAAACTCCGAGGTTTCAATTTACGACGTGCTGGCAAGCTATTCTGCAATCCTGGGAATTGATTTCGACTTTGAGGTGCTTTCGTGCTTGAAATATATATCGATGCAGAAGCAGGTCGCGTCAAAGATCAAGGCTTCAGAGCAAAATACAGAATCAAACAAACCTAAAAAAAGAAGGTAATGGCTAAAAATGGACTTATAACTCGGAAAGATATAATCGAAGACGAGGCCTTGCGCTGGGGCGATGAATATGCTGGAGAAATCAAGAAAGCTATTTCTGCTCAAAACGAATTGCTGAAATCTGCGCGTGAAATGGTATCTATTTATGGCCAGTTCCGAAAAGCAAATACTAATTCAGAATTCGTTGCAGCGAAGCAGGCAGAGGCCATTGCTACTCAGCAAGCATTAAATGCTTTAAAACTTGAGGAAACAGCAATGATTTCTTCTGAAAAAATAAAAAAGGCGAGACTGGCAACTTTGAAAGAAGAGCTCAATGTTCAATCGCAGAAAGACCGCGCGTTAAGAAACTCCACAAAACTGACGTTGGAAGAGCGTGTCCAACAACAGGAGAACAACAAGGTGCTCAGACAGGCCATTCTTGAAAAAATGGGCATGGTGGGCGCTTACCAGAAACTAAACGCACGGAGAAACGAAGCACAGAAAACGCTAGCCAATCTTTTAAGCGCCGAGGTTCGCAACAATGCTGAAATCAGAAAGGCCCAAAAGGAGTTTGATATTCTCGATGCGAAAGTAAAAAAGGTCGATGCGACTACTAAAAACTACTCTAAAAATGTGGGTAACTATTCTTCTGCATTTAGTGGCATGGGTGCAAACCTAAGTAACCTGATGGGGGCGTTTGGTGTGGTCGGAGGTGTTACTGCTTTCGCGTCAATCACCAAAGATATTTTTCAGCAAACGCGAGAATTACAATCCTTAGAATTAGCGTTAAAGCAAGTTTTGGGAACTTCGGCTGACCTTGGCGAGACCCAAATGTTTTTGACTAGAGTCGCAGATCAATATGGAGTAGGAATTAAAGAACTGACGCGATCATATACTCAATTTTATGTTTCGGCTAAAGACAAGCTCTCTCAGCAGGAAATCAACAATATTTTTGAGAGTATTTCTAAGGCTGCCGGCGCGATGGGTCTTTCTGTCGAACAGCAGGAAGGTACCTTTTTAGCTTTAACACAGATGCTCTCCAAAGGAACAGTCCAAGCGGAAGAGTTGAGGGGGCAGCTTTCCGAAAGACTTCCAGGAGCATTTGGAATTCTAGCCAAATCCATGGGCGTAACTGAAGTCGAATTAAATAAGTTAATGAAAGATGGAAAAGTAATCGCATCTGAAGTGCTTCCAGAATTCGTGAAACAGCTTGAGAAGGCATATGGTATTGAAAACAAAGAACGGATTGAATCATTAAATGCATCAACCACTAGATTGTCAAATACTTGGACTGAATTTATAGCAAGTTTGGAAGGTGACAAAGGCACAGTATCTCGATTCTTTATGTTTTTTATCGACATGACAAATCGCACAATTGGCGCTCTAACGAGACTCAATAAAAGCTGGAAAGACATTTATGAGACAGCGCAGGCAAGAGGTGAAAGCTTAGCCCCAAAGGAATTTGAAAAGAGAATGGCAGCAGCCGGATTTATGACTTCAACTGAGACTGAAAAGGCTTTGATGGTGATGCAGACAGCGCAGAAGGAATATGATATCTTGGTTGAACAGATGAACAAAAAGAACAAAGAAATTGCTGAATCAGAAAGCAGTTTGTTTTCAACTTATTGGGGTAGAAAAAATCTGAAGGAAGAAAAGGAACAGTTGGAGTTAGATATGGCTGCACGATTTGAAATCGTAAAGTTGGCAAAGAAAAAAATTGACGAATTAAATAATCCCAAAAAGAAAAGTTCAGGCACAGATGAACTAACTAAGGCAGAACTAGCCGCCCTTGAAAAAGCGCAGCGTGATTATGAACGGATGCGCAAAAGATATATTGACGGGCTGAAAGAAGAAGAAAGAAATGATTTCGAACTCCGCAAAAACCGAATCGATTATAATTCGCAAGCCAATGATGAAATTTTAAAAGATGATTTGACCACCCTCGACCAGAAACTTGATGCGTTGAATGAGAATGCTCAATTGGATGCTTCACTATCTCGCGAGACGTTGGAGCATAAATTGAAAATGAATGCGCTCGAAAAGGAAGGTTTGGAGAAATTGAGCGTTGAAAAGTTCAATCTTTATATCAAGGAATCCGATGCAAGGATTAAGCTTCTGATGGATGAGCAATTGGCGGTCAAAGACATGACTATTGCTGAAAAAATTCTTTATGAAAGAGCTGAAAATGACAAGATTGCTTTGCTGAGAAAAACTGAAATTGAGCAACAACGGATTATCGACTCAGAGGTTGCGAAGTTTCAAACTAAATTAGATTCTGACAAAGCTACTCAGGAACGGCTAATGAATGAGGCAATCGAAGCGGAGAATATTAGATTTAAAGAAACAAGAGATCTCGAAGCCATGAACATGGCAGATAGAGAGAAATCGATTCGCGATCACGAAGAGCGAATTGCCCACATAAAAAAACAGGCAGCTTTAGATTTGCTAAAAATTCAAATTGATGGTCTTGAGAAAGAACTAGCAGCTAACGATGCTAAAGACGAGAAGGACAGGGTCTCTGCTGAGATCAGAAAAAAGATAGCGGAAGATTTGCAAAAAGCAAAAACGGATTACACCGAGCTGGATCTACAGAATCACGTCGATGCTTTAAATAAAAAGCAACTTACTGAAGAGGAATTCAATGAGAAAGTAAAGGAAATGTCGAAGGATCTGGCCTACGCTCTTGCAGATTTTGCCAACGCACTTTTCGACCGACGAATTCAAAATATTAATGATGAGATTTCCAAAAATGAAGAAAAATACGGTCGATTAATTGAATTGGCTGGAAATGACGCAATCCAAAAGGATCTGCTCGAGCAGGAAGCTGAAAAAAAGAGACTTGAACTTGAAAAGAAGAAACGAAAAGAACAGCAGAAGCAGGCTATCTTCAATAAGGCAATTGCAGTTACTGAGATAGGATTGAAAACTGCGATGGCAGTTGTTGCTGCCCTGGCGGTGGGGCCGCCTCAGGGCTATGTTTTTGCAGCTTTGTCCGGCGCATTGGGACTGGCACAGCTCGCGACGGTGTTGGCTACACCAATTCCAAAATATGAGAAAGGAACGAAACATCACCCTGGCGGACATGCGTTGGTGGGTGAAAGAAGGCCAGAGGTTATTATGGAACCAGGAAAAGATCCTTACATCGTTAGAAGCCAAGCGATACTAAATCTTGCAAAAGGTACAGAGGTAGTTCCAAGCATAGATGAGTACAACAAACTGCAGAGAGCTTCATTTATGGCCAGCCTTCAGATGGAAGGTAAAAAGGTGAATGACTATCAGGCTTCTCAGCTATTCGACCAAAATTTAAACAGAGAATTGTTAGCGGAATTGAAGGAGAATACAAGAGCTGTAAAAAATCAGCGCCAAAACATCATCGTCAACGTTCCAAAAATCGACATCCCGCACGAAATATGGAAATCTAAAAACACAAGCTGGAACTAATGGGAAATATCAATCCAAACTTTTTCGACCGCGTAAAATATGAGCTGTATAATGAGCTTGAGGGCACGATTGTCATCCAAGAACCGGAAGGCTGGGAAAACGATGACAAGGAACTTTCACGCCATAAAGAATACCACGGCATATTTCCGAAATTCTCCAACAGCCTGAAATTTGTTTCATCGGGAGCGGATCATATTAATTTCATAGACTACGTTCAGGGAATAAATGCAGAGATCAGACTTACCAGATTCGAGCGCCATCCAGATACCGATGTCTGGACGGAAATCTATACAGGATTTCTTGATCTGTCCACAAAAGAAACGGAAGACAGGAAAGTTTCTGTAAAGTTCAATTCTGGAGGTCTGGAGCAGTCGTTGAAGTCTAGGGAATCAGAGCAGATTGAAATCGACAGGCTGACAACTATCGACGGAATGCCATTGCCGGCTTTGGAGCCGAAAACTGTAAAACTTCAAGGCAGGAGAATTTTCCTAAAGACCAGATGGCAATTGAAAGCTCCGAACGACAGCGTGAGCGCCTATGTTTATTCCGATGACGGAAACACAAGAAACAATTCCGTCGGAATCCCTTTCCAGATGACAAACCAATCTCATGAAAACGCGCATTCGGTATTAGTTCAGAGCGACGGACACGAAGGAGCAGGCTCTACAGGAATGATGTTTTTCGCAGTTTCTGACAGACAGCGCCTGCTGAACATCAGACTAAATTTCACTGTCAAAATCAATGTTGACCAAGAGGACATTGACTGGGCTTGGTTCAATATCAACCTCACGAAATATGCCAACGGAATAAACTATAATGTCGTCAGCAGAGTCCAGCTGTTTTCGCTTCCCGACAAGAACGCTGTCTTTGCTGCGCATGGCAGGACGTTCAGCGTATCATACGAAGGGCAAGTGATTGTAAATATCGGCGAATCGCTGGCAATTGAAGCCCTTGAGAAATCTGATCTAGGCGGTCCAGGGTTCGCGGAGCTTAGAATTACGATGAGCGATATGAAAGGGGAAATGGCAATGGACGAAGATTCTTTTTTCGAGCCGTCAGACTGCAAATTTGTACTTGCGCATGAATTGGCAGACAGGCTTATCGCGATAAATACAAATAAGTCAGGCGTTCTTTATTCTGAATTTTTAGGCAGGACCGATATCGGCTATCAAAGAGACGGCGAAGCGGCTTGACTGGAAACACGCACGGCTTCTGGGTCCGAGGTTTCGACAAGCATCCGATTCCGAGCGAAGGTCCTCCGCTGATAGAAAACAAGTTCAAGCCATTCACGACCTCATTCAAAGATTTCATGTCCTCCTACGCAGCAGTCTGGAATTTGGGGCTTGGAATCGAGCAGAATATCAGAAGCGAGAGGATCAGGATGGAACCGTTGTCGTATTTCTATAATTTCAATGTCACTATCAGGCTCCCGAACCAAGTGGGCAAGGAAAAAAGATCGTGCGCGGCTGATTATTTCTACTCAGGAATCGAGATCGGATATGAGGAAGGTGGAAAATACGAAGAAGCTATGGGATTGGACGAGTATAATGGAAAATCAAATTTCACCACGATCATCAACCGTGTAAAAAACGTACTCACCTATCTTTCAAAATATCGCGCTGACGGCTATGGCAAGGAATTCGCCAGAAGAAAGCCAAAGTCTGGATTTGACAGCGAGGATACACCTTATGACAGCTCGATCTTCATGCTCGACTTGACGAAGGACGAACTCGGAAATTACAGAGAGCGGTTATGGCAGGACGATTTTGAGAACGTCCCGACAGGAATTTTCAGCCCGGAAACAGCAACGAACCTGCGACTCTCTCCCTTCAACATGATGCTCAGACATGGTTGGGAAATTGCTGGAGGAGTGATCAAATATCCTGCAGATTATTTGCGATACGGAAGCTCGACGGCAAATAGCGCTTTGCGGACAAAACTTAGGACAGATTTAGAATACGCCGCGAATCCAAGCAACACACTAGGAACGGGGAACGAATATGCGGAAAACGGAAACATCATAAACTCCGAACTTCAGCGCGCAAGGTTCACGCCGGAATGGATAGAGTTTGAGCACGAATGTACTTTTGATGTGATGCAACAGGTGCAAGGGAGGACACTTATTAATGGAAAGTCGGTGCCGAATTTTTACGGACTCGTAGAATTTATCAATTCAGAAGGAAAAAAGGAAAGAGGATTTCTTTTCAACCTTAAGCCGAACGGTGCCGGACAATGGAAAATACTTAAAGCAAACAGATAAAATATGGCAGCAACATCAATATTAAAAATAACGTTCAACGAGGATCTTGCCATCGGAAACTATGTTGAGTTTGCAGGAGTCACAGGAACGAATTACGCATACAATCTCCAAGAAATTTGGAACTTCAGCAGGGTAGCATCTTTTCAGGTTGCTGTTGGCGAGCCCACGGCACTCGCTGGGGAACGAAGCGCGATCAATTTTGCACAGTCCGTCGCATTGGACTCGAATGCTCAGCTGACCATTTTGAGGGAAGCTAACGTCGTTACGCTGTCAAGTTCGGCAACGCTTCCGATTAACTTCGACATGGGAACTTCCGATGCCGATGTTTCTTTCGAGATTATTTCTGGAACCGGGGTTTTGTTCATGGTATCGAACGCTGTTTTTTCGCAGGCAACAAATCCATGCGCTGATATCAGGATTGGCATTACGACGACTTCACAGGCGGTCGAAATAATCTCCCCGATGCAGGCTGTAATTTCCCTAAACCCTTTTTTCTTCGATTGGCCGAGGGGACAATCGATAACGGTGAGAGTGAAGAATTCATCAGGAACGCAGGCAATCAAGTATCTTTTGCTTCCCGGGCTTCTGAATGGTGAAATAAATCTCCAGATAAACCTTACTCCGTTCGGGGCGACGGTAGTCGTCAATATGGTTTATGACAGCCAGCTTAACGTCGAATATTCCCTTGATGGAATCAACTATCAAAGTTCTAATATTTTCAGCGGTCAGGCTTCCGGTGACTATACGATATACGTCCGGGATCAGTTCGGATGTGTGAAAAGTCGCGGGTTCCATATCGACGAGCTCGGTATCAACTCGCCTTTCTTTCATATCTCAAAATCAAACTCCTTGCGGTTTGCCCAAAGGATTGAATGGGGAGATTCTGGAAATTACAAGAACGATGAAAACACATTGAGTCATGAAGTTGATGCGAAAATGCCATATTGCGAGGTTCAGCAGTTTCAATCTTCAGATGTCATAAGAACGCAGTTCAAGTCCAATTATGCGGAAAGGACTGCAAAAGTAATCAGGGAAGACTTGACGGAAGACGAGATTCCTATCGAGCAGATGACCTATAACATCGGGCTGACTGACCGCAGGGATGCGCGGATGTTTAATCTTGAAAGCGGAAAGACCGGAGTTTATTTCACTACCGGTAATGCTTACGATTTTGTCACCGGTGCCCAAATTGGAATATATACTTTGAATGGCGCCTTGCCGGAATGGGCTGTCGAGGGTAATTTCTTCGGAATTTTTGGTGATGGAAATTTGTCTTGGTTTCCGATTCAGGAAGTCTATTACGATGAAACCAGAAACGCAGATGTAATTGTGATCAATCAGATATATACAGGGACTGACATCGTTGTAGATGTCCGTTCACAATATAATCGCTTCAATTACGAGGTTTATGAGTTTTCAATCGACATGGTGAATTATCTGGACCAGACGATCCAAGTCTCGATAGAAAATAGGCATCCAAATTTTACAGACCTAAAACACCGTTCGGAGAAAATCGATGTTAAGATCAGGCACAGCGAAACCTTTGAAATCCGATACTGGAACTCGACAAATACCGATGTTGTTTATGCAACTGGAATCCAAGGATTGCTTCGCATACCCTTTACAAAACAGAACGGAAAAGTCGATGAGGAAAATGAAACATACAAGACAGATACCAGTGCCAAACTTCTCAAGTCAGCACTCTACGAAGTCGACGAGTTTGTTTTTGAGCCAGTAACAAAGGAAATCTGGCGGAAGCTTTCACAGGCATTGTCGCATGACACTGTTTTCATAGACGGAGTCGGATACTCGAAGAATTCTGAATTTGATACTGAAGGACCGTTGGAAGACTCAAACCTTTATGTTTTGAAAGCAACCATGATCAAAAACGGAAACGTCTACAGTTCGCTTGGAAATGAGGATGGAGGTTACGGCCAGTCAACACTTGAAATCCCGGGATTGATAGAGACTGGATCGAATGGATTCTTGAGGTATTAAAATAAATTAAATTAACAGTTGTTTAAAGTTCTGAAAATGTTACCTTTAATGATTATGAGAAGGAGACGAACTTTAATTTTAGAAGGAAAGGATTACCCCTGTATTGAGATTCTTTACAAGTACCGCAATAAGCTATCGGTGAGAACAGGAATCTGCATTGCGTGCTACGTTACGCTACCGAAGGTTTATCACTATGTGAATGTCAGCTACGGTAAATGCGCGGATATAGTAAATAAAAAGACTCCGGGCCTGATTTATTCCTATTTGTTGATCCCCGTTAATAGTGTCTCTGAAGCCAAGCCCATTATGGAATTGGTCGAGAATCTGAAAATATTAACGATACACTGAACAAAAAAGCCACTCAACTAGAGTGGCTTTTTTTTATTTCTAATATTTTCTTTTTTGTCTCGTCATCAATAATCGTAAGATTCTGATGTGTGTGTACGTGAGTGTGATAATGATTATTTATTACCGGAGGCTCTTTGTAGTTCTTCCAGTAATCCATTGGATCTTCCTCCTTTGGAAATAACGCATTGCCGATGCTTTTGCCCAAAAGCCACCCGCCACCAACCAAGACGATAAAAAGTACAAGTAGAAACCCCATTCCACAAATTTAATATAATTTTCTTTTCCTTTATTTAGAACGGTTCTAAATAGTGATAATTTTTCTATATTTGCATATGACTAATTCAATCATATGAATCTTACGCAGGTATCTCAAAAGCTGGCAGAACTGAGCCAGAAATTTCAGCAGATGATCAATCTTGCCAAAAGAATCGAAGAGCTTCCGTCTCAGGAATCACTCGTACCCTCGTCGCGGATTCATGTTTCAAATGCTGGTGTTGCTCAAAGCCTACAACTCCAAAAAATTATTGATGCTGTTTCTAGTTTGGATTACAATCGAATATTGTCAATTGGAACGATATCCAGAAACGGAAATTCATTTACGGTTCCAGCAAATGCTATCTGGAAAATCAGTGGCGTAGAAGCTACAAACATTTCGCCTTTCGAGTTTGAATTGCTTCCAGAAGATGCCGGGTCAAAGAGGATCGATTTATTAATCGTCAGATTAAGCGGTTTTGAAGTAATTACAGGAACTCCTTCCACGAACATATTTTTCGCTCCGGATATTCCCAATGAAGCAAACTCGATTCTGGTCAAAGAATACAAAATTGAAGGAAACTCAATCGATGAAGGTAGCAATCCTGTAATCGGAAACCCTTTCATTTATAAAAACCAGTTCAACAACATTGCAGCCAACGCCGATCATAAATTTTATTTAGATCAAAAATCTAATTATCTGATCATAGATCCAGCGATAACAGAAATAAAAGGAATTTATCTGACTGAAAACAATGATGTTGAAAGCTATACCGGTAAGCTTGGTTTTTTTACTAATTATTTAGCCACAGCGGTGCCGATGCGTCATTTGAATGCCGATGCGCCCATTATGTTCAAGTTTCCGAAAACTAACGCCGATTATTTAATTCAACCTGGTGAAACTTTGTTTTTTGCGGAAGAAAGCTATGCAGTTGCGGAATGGAACGTTTGGAAATGCTTGAATGAAAGATTTGCTGGAACGAATCCAACGTTACAGCAGATTCTGACAGCAGGAAATACTGCTAATTTACCAATTGTTTCAACTCTAGCGAACGGTTCAGCATTTGCATTTAGCACAAATGCAAATATAAGTGCGCAATATATATACGCTTTCATGCTAAATGGACGAATTTCATTAAGCTCTAATAGTACTGACTTTGATAGATCTTCTGGAATTATAAGGGCAGGTAAAAAAATATATTACGATGGAAGTTCGGGAGGTAATACAGATGTGCCTACATCATTTACAGGGCGTGAAGTGCCCGATGCAAACTGGGTCAACGCTGGATTAGCCTTAAAAGCTAATGATGCTGATGTTTTGCATAAGACGGGTAATTTAGCTGAATTAGTAACTGGAAAGAAAACTTTTGCTAATAATATAGGGTTGGGTGTAGACGCCGTAGATACTTGGAAAATGAAATTACAAGGGCCTTTTTGTTGGACTGCACTTGACAATGACGGGCAGGCATCTTTCGAGCTATACACCGATAATAAAAGAATGCTTCTGTTAAATGGTACTGCTTTAATAGGATATTCAGATTTGGCGGCTACCGAAAAATATAATATAAGCGCAGTTAATGGAAGTGCTAGTTTTAAAGGAAACTTAACGACGAGCGGACTATTATATTTAGGAAAATTCACGACAGGAACAGCTCCAGCATACCAACAGGGCACAACTTGGTTCAACACCTCTTTAGGTAAAATGATAATAGGCGGAGCAACCGCTTGGGAAACAGTAACATCAATTTGATAAACTATGAATACAGAAAAAGTTATATACGAGGTTTTAGTTCGTTACGGTAAGAACGGCGAAGTTCAAGGAATGCACGTTGTTTACGCATTTGTCGTCAAAGATGAAAGTGGTGAAATAGTAGCCTATAATCCAGGTTCACCCGAAGCAGTTACTTTAGGTATTGAGCAGGGCTTAAATTTAAGTGAAGTATTAGGAGATTTGAACACCCTGAATGTTTTAAATATCGAATTGCTTACAAATCAATTAGCTCAAGCAAACGCTCAAATTCAATCTTTAACGGCTGATAAGAATGCTTTGATTGTTGAAAATGAAAGCCTTATTGGATTACTGGATGAAAAAAATCAAAAAATTGCAGAACTGGAAGCCTTGATTGATTTGCAAAATACAAAATTTGCAGAAAGTGAATTGGAGTGGAGTGATAAAATTACTGATTTGAAACTTCAAGTTTCTAAAAATGAAACGAATCAGTTTGAATCAGCTGAACCAAAGGCTAATGATTAAATCGTTTCTATTCAGCGATCTGCTAACTTTTCATAAAGGCTGGCACTGCATTAATTCAATAAACAACAATCTATGAGAAAAGTAAAGAACATAGTTATCCATTGCACGGCGACACCGCAATCGGCAAAACCGCAAAGCATCATCAATTATTGGAAAAACAATTTAGGTTGGAAATCACCAGGCTATCATCGTTTAATTGAAGCTGACGGAACAATAAACGAACTATCAAGTTTTGAAAATCCAACAAACGGAGTTGCCGGCCATAATTCTGACAGCATTCACATCAGTTATATCGGTGGGGTTGATGTTAAAAACAATCCGGTTGACAATAGAACTGCAGAACAAAAGTGTGCTATTCTCCACTGTATTTCAGAAGCAAGAAAATTATATCCAAATGCAAAGATTTTAGGTCATAGAGATTTTCCAAAAGTAGCAAAAGCCTGTCCGAGTTTTGATGCTGTAAACGAGTACAAAAATTTATAAAAGACAATGATAGAACATCTTCACAAATTTTACGAAACCTACAAAACCGAAATCGACGAAGGAATGTTATTTTCTGGTTTCGTGATGTTTGGCGTAATCGTTAAAACCATCAGAGCAATCCAAAAAGGTTCAAAGCTTTCGTTTGCGTGGTTTTTTTCTGAAGCGCTGATTTCATTCTTTATCGCCTTGATCGTTTACGCCGTGATGGACCAATTCTTTATGCTGAAGCCGTTTTTTACTTGCGCGCTTTGTGCGTTGCTCGGTTCATTCTCCACGATCTTAAACAAAAAGTTGGAAGAATTGATAGAAGCGTTTTTCGACCAAGCAAAGTCAAGCATAAAAGAATTATTCACGGCAATTGTAGATAAATTTAAAACCAATAAAGCATGAAAAATTTTATCCTAATAATTTTGACAGGGACATTGATGTCTCTCTCTGGATGCGGTTCAAAAAAAATAGTAAATCAAACGTCAGAAAAAGAAAAAACCACGTTCACCAAATCTGACAGCACGAAACTGGTAGAGCGAAACAAAGCAATCGTTGACAGCTTGAAACTGAAAATTGCGCAAAGTGCAACGGGAGACAAGAAATTTGACGATGCCGTGAATAGAGCGGTGAGCGAAATTTTAAACAAACTGAACACATCAAAATCTTCCGGTGACAATTCTTATTCGCTGACGTATGACGAAGCTTTGCAAGAACTTCGCGCAGTGATGAATATTGGTGCAACTGAAAATTTGAAAGTAGTCAATAACGCGACCGTTCATACGAAAGAAGTAATTCTGGACACCAAAGAAATTCCGGTTAAGTTCATTCCGCAATGGGTTTTGGTTGCCTCTATTTTTGGGGGTTGTTGCGGATTCGCGTTGATCGCTTGGTTTCTCTATAAGGTCAGCAGGATCTTTAAGCCAAGGTTGGCAAGCTGATCAAGACATAACCAAATCCGATAATTGTGTAATGTCAGCTGTCGATTGCTAGATTAACTTTGCCAACGATTATATAAGTGGTATTGTAAAATCATATTTGCTCAAGGGAGACAAGGAGACTTGTCTCCCTTTTTTTCGGCTCCACAGTAATTCTATATTATTGCTATGGCCGTTAAGCGCTGAAGCTTGAAATTTTTTTTGGGTTATCAAAGGGAATTTCGTAAATTCAGTACTCAATTTTTCACATTAGAATTTATGGATTACGATAGAGAACAATATTCTGCTGCTTTAAAGGCGTTGCAAGCGAAATACATCAATGAGGAAGTCTCGCTCGACCAAGACAGCGCTAGGGAGTTTGATGAAAGTTTCGCCAAGTTCTTGCATCTGGGTAGAAAAACCTTGCCGGGACTAGACAATGTGGTGCTGGACGACAGCGTTCACCCTCTCATCATACAGACCGCCTGGCAAATAGCGTTTGATGTAAAGGATGAAAAATATACACCTGAGCTGGCAGCGAGGGAGATAGTATACTTCTCAATTTTTTTATTAAACATAGGCAATAAAGAGGAAGGCGCGGTCTCGACCGTGGATAATTTTAGAAATAATTTTAC